TAGAGTTTCCAACGCTATGCGGTGGGAATCTCCTAATACCGATTTGGCTTTTATATCTGTATTGGCATCAGGGGATTATAAGAATATCAGTAAATATTTCCCCGTGCAGCATTTTCCTGCTACTCCTGCACAAGTTTTGTATCGTACCCCTAATGGGAATGTAACAAAAACGTATACCAAAGCCTCACCAGAACCAGAAATTTGTGTTGCTGGTGTGAGCCCTTATGCGGGCCATACATACCACTTGGAATATGATACTTTCAAAGGATTATGTGGTGCCCCACTAATCTCGTTGGGTACGAATAAATGCTTAGTGGGTGTACATTTAGCAGGAAGAACACCTAAAGATACCTTCGGAGCTTGTTCTATTATTCTCCAAGATGAGGTATTAGTGGGCATACACTATTTACGCAACATTCCCTCTCTACAAAAATCTTTATCCGTAGAAGCGGGTGATGATATTAACTTCGAGACTACCGTAGCGGGGAATAAGGTCTTGTCCAAGGGTGAAGTGCATTACAAATGTCCTACCAAACATTTGCCTTTATATACCGACATGGAAGATAGGCAAATTGAAGTACTCGGATCTTGTTTCGAGGCCTCCACTTTTAGATCAGAAGTTCGTATGTCAGTAATATCGCATGATGTCGAGCGCATTATGGGTTGTCCCCAACTGTGGGGACCTCCTAAGGCGGAGTTTGAAACCGAACCTTATTATAAAGCCCTAGCGGGTTATGGTAAGGCCTCTCTTGGTCCTTCGCCAAAAACACTCGAAATGGCTATCATTGATTACACTACTCCATTATTGGAAGCTACTGCAGAGTTTACTAGGCATGTTCCAATGGTTCCATTAACTCCAGAGGAAACTATGGGTGGAATCTATGGACGAAGGTTTATTGATCCTATGCCTCGTAATAAATCCTGTGGATACGGGTTTAAGAGCAAATTGTCAGCACATTATGAATTGCTGGATGGAGTTGCAGAACTTAGTGACACGCTCCAACAGGAGATTGATGCAGCAATGTTGTGTTATCGTCAGAATAAGAGATACAATTTCATTTACAAAGCTTCTTTGAAAGATGAGCCCACATTACTCACGAAGAAGAAAATACGAGTATTTACCGGAGCACCTGTGGCTCAGAAGTATATTATTCGTAAATATTTTCTACCACCAGCCACTATGCTAACTATATTTAGTGGTTTGAGTGAGCAAGCCGTGGGGATCAATGCCAGTGGCAGGGAGTGGGCT